TGGTTGACCAACTGCGTAAGACACAGTATGGTTACCATATACGGGACATTTAAGTTCATACTCTCTACCTACTAATAAATTCCCTCAATTGTTACCAACATTTGATCCAAAAACTTGGTTCATAATGTGAGTTTGAATTGATAAAGGGAGTCTATCAGTAGCTGCAGATAAATCATAACCAAATGATGTTTTAGTGGTAGTAGATTTCTCTACTCCTCTATATACTGATGATCATTGATCAAAAGTACCATCGTTAGGTAATGATTTAAGAAAAGTAAATAATGCTTGATGGAAAGATTTAAGAACATTTTGAGTTCATATATCTACCATTGCAAATATTCTTACTTTTCCTGCAGGTTCGTCTTTTGAACATAAATGACCTTTTATATCAGTAGCCTTTTCAAAAGGTACTTCTAATAAAATGTCAAATAAATTGTTTAGATTAGGACTAAGACTTAGCTGTCTTAGAGAGTCGAAAGATTCTCATAGATTGCTATCTCTTAGTGCCCTGGCTTTAGATCTTATCTCTAATCATGATGTCTTTTCGACACCAGGATTCGAAGATGTTTCTAAAAACAGGAACTTCTCTAAAGGTTTAAAAGAGTCTAATATTTTCTTTTTAAGATGCTTTTTAATAATTGAATTAGAAAGATCTATAATTGAAGATAAATACTCTTCTGAACCTTCAAAAGGTTTAGTTATTGTAGAAAGTTTCAGAGTACGGGGACAATCTAAGACTCTATATAAACTAAAAATAGTTAAATAGTATCTTATGATTGACGGATCTTTACGACGTATTAAGTTACGATCTGCCAAAGGTATAAATTTTGGTAGACCGTGTCTTAAACACGGGTAAACTCCAGGACCGAGTAACATTTTTAACGATGTTACCGGTTCTCCGGCAATGTACTTCTGAATAGCTAAATGACTACCTTTTAAATATTGCACAACATGTAATGAACCATGACTTTTTTTCATTTTTCATATATGTTGTACAAATTGTTTAAAAATAGTTAAACGAACAGGAGACCCTCCACTTTTGAAGCATAATTGTGATATTATCACAAAATACTTCGAAAGTGTAGACAACAAAACAGAAGAATCTGTCATCTTGTCTAAGTTGACCATTTTGGGTTCTTTCTTAGTTGAATTTATTATCTCTTGAGATAGCAAAAGTTTTTTTGTTATTTTCATTTGTAATATTCTCAGGTCAGTTTCAATATAAACTGCCAAAGTACTTAATCAATTTGAGGGTTATCTTATACCCACAAAGCGACAAGGACTTGCAAAGACAAGCTCCCAAAACTGCGTTATTCTTTTTCAAGATCGCCAGATTTGAAGGAAACTACCTTATCCGATTAATGTTGAAATTATTTTCAACTTTAAAAGGTTAAGACTAGTCTTCTAATACTTAATATAAGATCACAGTAGAAATACTGTCTTGTATTAAATAGAAGAGAGGACCAGACTTATGTCTGAGTCATCTTTCACTAAACGTGAGTTTAGTAATTGAGTGTCAAGAAACAAACTTGACATTCAGCG